AGTTGTGTTAACTATATGCAGTTCTTATGAAATTTTGTTTAGTTGTTCTTGTGGTGAAATTAAATTTCTAACCATTCCAAAAGGTTTGCCCCTTCTCCAATATGGAAAGTAAGGCACCAAAGTAAAATGTTCATATGGAGACCAGTCATCATGCAGTACTACTGTGTCTGCTGTTACTGTCCAGCGAACCGCTCGCTTTTTTTTCTCTACTATATAAAGACCATAATCATCAGCAAACTTTTCTCTTTTCTTTTTGCCCCAGTCATAAGGAACATCTCTTTTGTCACCTGTTACTGGATCAACATAAAGTATGCAATCTTTTAATTTATAGTGCTGTCTTTCTACAACTCTTATAGATCTTAGCGTTTTCGCATCTTCTGGATTGTTCGGATAATCAGCCCCATGATAATTTTCTTTATCAGTATCACCGTAAGTTTCATCTTCATACTCCATAGAGTCTGCACCTAAAGTTGTACCAACTTCAGCAATCATTCTTAACTTGTCTGCTTTTTCTTGTCCGTAGGTTTCTTCAATTTCTTCGATGCTCATCCATTTAGTTTCAAAAATTTCATTCCAAGTTCTTGGATCATATTCTTTAGCATCTGGATCAATAATAATATCTAAAGGATCTTTAGTTTCTACTCTTACTTCACCATTAATGTGATCAGAAAAATCTATACGAACATCAAACCATCCTCTATCTTGAATCAACCCATCAGCAAACGCTTGGCTTTCTAACCATTCTAATTTGTTGTTGTCCGCAATTTGCATATACAACCTAGAAAGTACATCGGCTGTTTCTTGGTTACCATTTCCTCTAGGTTTAAATTGTACATCTGCTCTTCGCGTACTTTGTTCGCCAAGAACTGTGTTAACTGTTGGTAAAATGGTGTTGATTGTTAATGCGGGTCGACCCTGATCGTCGAGCGCGGATATGTCAGCTTCGTCCCATTGTTCGCCTCGATAAAATGCGTCGCATTGTTGCGCCATTTCTACATAGTCTAAATGCCCATGGTCGCGGGCTCGGGTGTAAGCTTCCCATTGTCTCTTCGCAAGAGTTTGTTCTTCCCCTGCGCTAAGTTTCTTTTTTGGTTTTTTATAATCTGCCATTAAGCGCTCATTGATGATTTACGTTTGCCATCTTTTACTAAATGTTTTAATCCATCTCTCCACGACGGAACATGCTCAGGTCTTTCATAAAATGTAGCAAATTCTGTCATCATTAAACCGATCCACGCCAAGGCATCTACCTGGTCGTCATGTGTACCATTTGGAAAACGTAATAGTTCTGCAACCATCGGTCCAGTCCAAACAGCATCTTGTGGAAAGTATACCATACCTTGTTGCATTCTACCCTGGATTGCCCGTGCACGTAACTCCTTATCTCGCCTACCAACTTTTAAATCTTTAAAGTAAGCTTCAGATAGACCCCGTTCCCTTGTTCTTTTTTCTAGAAACGGCCCCAGGGCCATCTCAATATGACCTCTTTCTATTCCCACTATACCCGGACGCCATAGTTCGTACAAGTCTAAAATTTGTTCTACTAATTCAAAGCCATCGTATTTACCGCGAACGACGTCAACAACAAATAAATTATCGTATTCATCGACACCGACAACAATACCAACTGAGTAATCGTTCCGGTCACGCTGTCCGATCGCAAGATCCCACGCGCAGTAGTAACGAAGTTTTGAAGTATCGATTTCATCGAAGTCATAATATGCGATCATGTCGCGGTTAAAGTAATCGCCTTCGTCAGATACTGGATTCTGTTGGTATAGAGCAGACCAATCGCGCGGGCCGATGGCTTTCCTTATCTGCTCGAGAGCGTCCACATTATATCTCTCTGGGTGTAAACTTTCACCTGTTTTCCTAAAACTTTCGTCTTCTTCTGCAATGGCTGGGTAGCGAATGACTTCCCATTCATCTGCACCTTCTTCTGCTTGGGTCAACAAGCGACCGGCCAGGTCGTCGTCGTGCCAACGCGTAAGAATTACAAGTATGCCTCCACCTGGGGATAACCTTGTATAAGCTGTGGATGTATACCAATCCCAGGTCGCATCTCTGTTATTATCAGATTCTGCATCTTCTCTGTTTTTTACTGGATCATCGATCACCATTACATGCGCACCTTTACCAGTAATACCACCACCAACACCCGCTGCTACATAACCGCCGCCTTGAGTCGTTTGCCATGATTCTACTGACTGAGAATCTTTATCCAGTCTAGATTTTTCAAACACATTTTTGTATACTGGTTCTCTAAGCAGTTGACGTACTTTTCGTGAAAAGTTCATAGCCAAAGAGCCTGAATAAGAACAACTTATAAACTCATGCTCGGGATGCCGGCCCAAGTGCCAGGCAGGGAAAGCAATACTAGCTAACGTAGATTTACCATGTCGAGGCGGCATAAAGAGCATTAATCTTGGTGATTCTTTATTCGCAACCTGTTCGCTAAATTTCTCTAGTCGTTGACAAATATCTTTGTGTACCCAACCTGCTTGATAGTCTGTATTAAATCGTTCAACAAATGGGAGTAATCTTTTACGTGCTAAGACTCTTTTCGCTAATTCTTGTTCTGCTTTTGCTTGGGCAGACATTTCTGCTTTTTGCGACTTCTGATCAATCAGCTTTTGGGGCTCGGGTATTGCTTCAACTTCGTCAGCTCGACAGTATACGCAAATTTCGTCAATAAGAACTAAGTTCTCCGGATAGAGCCCGCGACATCTTTTACATTCAGTCTTCGTTACTTCCATCTGGCTCCAAGTAGTTCGTATCGTTACCGGCAAGTTTCAAAAGTTGCGCATCAGTTAATTTTTCTAACTGTTCTACTTTCTCTACATTTATATTAATCATGGTCGCTTGTTCAGGAATGTGTAGACCGTGGAGCTTGCACAACGAATCGACGACATTCTTTTCTTCCGTCGAGTTGGCTGCTTTTGAATGAGCTTCTAAATACATGCCAGTTGCTGTGTTCTTATCGAACTTTACCTCTTCGCGCATTTCATTACGTAGATAGGTTAGAGCTTTTTGCATTTTGGGAGTTTTGAATACTTGATAAACGCGATCCATGTCCTTGTACCCCGCAGCACGTCCGGCGGCCGCTTTGCTCATTCCCCGTAGATGAAACAAAACCAGCCGCTCTTCCTGAACCGAAAGCTCGTTAAGTTGTAAACCGGCATAAGGCAGGTGAGATTGTAACTCAGTTCTATCTTGTTCGGTCATATCTGTGGGTCTATCTTCGTCTAGTAATCGCATGCTGAAAGATTATATTAAAAATTTTCCTTGTGTGTAACTATATTTTTACACCACCAATATAATTCATCTTCTGTCATTGTATGCTTAATTAAGTTAACACGCCAACAAACGAGTTGGATGTTAGTTATCATGTATTCGATGTTGGGGTCAATTCTGTCAATTGAAACATTAGTATTGCGTTTTTCTCCACCCTTGTGCCACGTCATGATGATCCCGGACAACGCACAACGTCCGTCTTGTTTGTCCCATAAATCATTAAGTTGTTCTGGAGTTATTTCAAATAACATGCCTTCTTCCTTTTCTCTTGAATACTTAAGTTGATTCCATAAATTTTTTAAATATTTATATGGGCTTGAACTTTTGGCAATATTAGTAAGCGACAAAGCACAAGCTCTACACACTCTTCGGTGAGACTCAAAATCTTTTTTAGGTAGACTTTTTTCACACCTATCACATATTTTATCTGCCATAATTTTTCTGTGAAAATTTTTTAGTAAAAAAACTATACCATATCACATACAACTCTTCTCCCCACCCAGCCAACAGCGTACCCCCATCCCCGATCGGCTCCGGTGGAACCTTGTTCTAACTTTTACAGCATTGGAACCTTGTCAGAGTTTAGTTAGATTCTTCAGAGCTTAGAGGATCAGAGATCCTCACGCCAAGTCTATTTGTATATCAACTACATAGGAGAAACGATATGGTACACATAGTACAACTCAAAGTCCGAAAGCAAAAGCTCTTCGGCAAAGCAAAGAACGGTAGCATCTGGATGCACAACCACCAAGCATGGACAGCTGAACAGCTGAAGAAGTTGGTGGCTCAGGCATCAGAGGCATGCAAAGAACGCGAGGTTAAAGTGTTCTTCGCAACTGGGGATACACCGCAACGCTACATCGACATCGATCGTAAGCATTGGACAAAGGTCAGGAGTGCATCATGAATCCAATAAACCTTACTATCATCGAGTATATATGGCCAGCATTTGCACTGTTGGCCTCATTCGCCCTAGCTTATGGCTTTTGGGTATTCACTATACACGCGAGCTTTGGTATGCAGATTCTTGCAAGAGTTTCTGGATTCATCATTATCGCATGGTTTTCCTTTGTG